TCAGCATTTTCGCAAGTACTTAGAAAACTATCAACGTGCTCTAAGTAGTCAAGATTGTCATCGTTATGTTGAAGGTGAGGCAGATGTTGTTGACTTTGAAAAAATTATCAACGAATTTGCCTTACTACGCAACAAGTGGTTGGGTATTACTAAAGCACTTGACCAAAAACAGTGGCAAATTACAAATATTGTAAAATTGCGTGTTGCTGGTATGGAAGACGCAACCTTATAATCAATTCGCCCAAAAGGTAGACCGTAGGCCTTAAATAATATTGAGGCCTATTTTTTTCTAAATGGTTGATTTAACTAAAAAGTTAGTGTATACTTACAATATGATACCAGTTGATAATATTTTACTTGAAATTTTAAATTCTACGTCACCTACAGTCGAAGAAGTAATAGCTATTAAAGACAGTAGAGTGTTGCGTAGCCTTGGCACATCGGTCACTAACCATAATTTTATCACAGAAAATCAAAGTAAACTGCTACTTCGCATTTTTCGCGAAAATAGTGAAAAATTGTCGAAAATTTCAGAAAATTTAAATGACTGTTTAACCAATACTTTTTGGTCAAGACCGTTTAGGCAAATAGAACAGGTAAAAAAATTCTATATAGCAAAAAATGAAAACCAAGATTTAACACTTTTTATAGAATTTACGTTTTCTTCAGAAATTCGTCGAATTTTACAAAATTTGTCGAAAAATTGCGAAAATTTAATTGCCACCTCAAACAGTAAATTATACACTGCCGACCTAACTGAGAAAAATATCGTAATTTTAGTCGAAGCACTAACACCCCATAACTTCACAATAGACGAGGCCATAAAAACTCACTATGAGACCATAAAATCTTGGTCAAAAAATGAGGTCGAACAGCAATTTTTACTTCACAACATTGAGTACAAGAACTTTCAAAAGGCTATTACCGAAGATTTAGGTATTGAAACCTCTATTGACCAAAACATCATAAATGACCGTAGTATGCGGTATCAATACCACCTGGAAAATCCCCGAAATTTTGGTGAAAATTTGACCGAAAATATAGCCAACAGAACCAAGCCAAGAACCTATGTTGATAAAAATCAGCATTCGATGGCAGAAATTGTTGACACGTTAATTCAACTAAAACGCTTGCCTGTACTAGTGGTTTTCGACACTATTGTCAATAACAAATATTTTGAAAATTTACAAATTTTGTCGGATGCCTTGGAAAAAAATGGAATTTTTGACCATATTGGAATTTACTTTAGATTGACTAATGACGACCCTGGAAAAAAATTCAATCAGTTTATCGCAGAAAAAAAGTACAATTATCCACTAGATGACACAACAAAAGTAGCTTGTGTACAAAGTGGAAAATTACCGAAATTTTTCCTAAAAAACGCATGGCGTCCAATGAGTGTGGTTGCCCTAGATAGCCGTATGGGTTTACGTCACGGCAAAACTGCTGTATACTCTAACTATTGTGATTTAATTGTCGAGTGGGCAGATGAACCGAATATAATGGATATTGGAAGAATAAAGCAATGACGGTAAAATTAGTGATTCGCGACGAAGTTAATATCAAGTTCGAAAACTTGAGTCTTGAAGCACGGAAAAAATTAGCCAACACTTTTAAGTATGAAGATCCAACAGCAAGATATAGACCTGCTTATAAACTAGGTCGTTGGGATGGAAAAGTAAGTATGTTTGGACTCGGTGGCAACGGGTATCTTAGTCAGTTAGAAAAGTGTCTTGGCATACTTGCAGACATGGACATTGATATTGACGAATTAGAAGACTTACGTACAACTAGTAAAATCGAGTTTAAAGAAGTTACAAATAACTACTGGGCAGACATGGGTAAAGTATGGCCTAAAGGTCATAGATTTGCCGGACAGCCTATTGTGTTACGTGATGACCAAGTAGAAGTTGTTAACCGCTTTTTCACTAACACACAAGCACTACAAGAAGTAGCTACTGGTGCTGGTAAAACTATTATGACAGCAACATTGGCGCATTGTGCTGAAAAATATGGTCGTACAATTACTATTGTTCCTAATAAAGATTTAGTTACACAGACAGAAGAAGATTTTATTAACGTTGAATTAGATGTAGGTGTTTACTATGGTGATCGCAAAGATTTAGGTAAGACACACACTATATGTACTTGGCAATCGTTAAACATTTTAGATAAAAAATCTAAAAACTGGGACGAAAATGTTGCTTACACACTAGCTGAGTTTCTTGACGGAGTTAAGACAGTTATTGTCGACGAAGTACACATGGCCAAGGCAGAAGTGCTGAAGAATTTACTCACACAAAACTTATGTAACGCACCTATACGTTGGGGATTAACTGGAACTGTTCCTAAAGATGCGTTTGAAGCAGAACCTATCTTTGCCAGTATTGGTCCAGTAGTCGGCGGCATTAAAGCACACCAATTACAAGAGATGGGTGTACTTAGTAACTTACACGTAAACGTATTACAATTGATAGATTTACCAGAATTTAAAACATATCAAGAAGAATTAAAATATCTTGTCACGAACAAAGACAGGATGACGTATTTTAGCAATCTCATCAAAGGCTTAGCAGAGACAGGCAATACATTAATCCTAGTTAATAGGATCGATACAGGCAAATTATTAACAGAAATGATCGAAGGCGCCGTTTTTATATCAGGTGAAGTTAAGGGCACTAAACGTGCGGAAGAGTACAAAGAACATGCAACAAATGATAACAAGGTTACTGTGGCGACTTTTGGTGTGGCCGCTGTTGGTATTAATATCCCTCGTATTTTTAATCTGGTTCTTCTTGAGCCCGGAAAGAGCTTTGTTCGCGTTATACAGTCAATTGGACGCGGTATTCGCAAAGCGGAAGATAAGGACTTTGTACAAATCTGGGACATAACTTCGACTTGTAAATTCGCCAAGCGCCACCTCACAACGAGGAAAAAATATTACAAGGATGCCAAGTATCCATTTACTTTACAGAAAGTGGACTGGCAAAAATAAGGAATTATGCAGATATTAACGTTAGATAATCAAACATTTTCATTAAACAATTTACCGGATGAAGTGGATGAAAATACAAGATTTGCGGTACTAGATAATAGTAACCCGCACGAACCAGACTTCTTTTTTATGCCACTGATATTTTTAGAAAGTTTCAATGCTCCGGCCATGGTATTGCGTATTGGGGACGACGAAATTGCTATGCCGATTGATTGGAGTATAGCAGTAGGCGATAGTTCAAGTTCTAGCGATATTGAAATTTTACCCTTAACAAGTTTAAATGATAGAGGTTTTGAGGCACTGGTTTTTAATCCTTTAAGTTCGTTTAGGGTAGAGTTTAAAAAGATTGAAATTGTAAATTTCTATAACGATGTTAAATGGTATTTTCCTAAAATGAAGAACGGTCAATTACTAGCAAGCCCTATCAGAGGTGGTAGCAAACCAGACTGTGTTTATTTTGTAAAAGAAATAAGCAGACAAAGTGAAATTATACATTTGGATAAAATATTATGAGTTTAAAGGTAGCCTATTTTCAACCTGTAGTTATAGCGATGGACGATGTTCCTCCCGTGGAATTTAGTCAAATTTATAGTCTTGCTGAACAGCTACATAGTCGCCCAGATTTGAATGATGCCAACAACGCAATTAGTCTTAGAGGCGGTCAACAAATACAAGTTTACCCCAATACACTAGGAATCAATCTTGCTTGGTTAACCCAGTGGTTGGAAAAAATTGCCACTGGATACATGGAACTAGTTACGCAACAAAGTGGTACAGAAGAATTAAAATACTGTAAACCAGTAGTTGTTAGCATCTGGACTATTAGACAAACCAGCGGCGATTATCAGGAAATGCACACACATCCTGCGGGAAATCTAAGTGGTAACATTTATATCAGTGCTCCTGAACTACTTGATACAGCCGAACCTAGTGATAGTAAGATTTTATTTAGATTGCCTCACACTAGGGACGTTGGTAAATTCATAATGAACGACACTTGGAAATATACACCTACTCCAGGAACTGTAATTTTATTCCCAAGTCATATTCCGCATACAGTTTATCCTTGGGAAGGTCAGGGCACTAGAACTGTAATGGCATTTGACATTAAACTAGTACCAAGGGAAGAATAATGGGCAGTCTTAAACCTGGGGCAACATATATCTACGAACGTGATGGCAAAACTACTTATGCTAGAGAATTTGGTGCCGATCCTAGCACCAGACAAGCAATAGGTTGGGATTATAATAAAGACGATCCAAATTTTGATCCCCGGATTAAAGATGGCCGCCCACTAATCGATCAGTTACGAGAAGATAAGATGTGGGGTGAAATTCGTAGAGAAGCTAAGATCAATATCACTTTACAACGTGCTCTTGATCGTGCTATAATGATATACAAACTAAGTAAAGAACGCTATGAGTGAAAAAGTCGAACTTAAAGAAAAATTAACTGCTGTTGATCAAAATATCCGCGAGTTATGGGATGCCATGGACTCTGAACAGCAAAAACATCTTAAGAGCGAATTTTTTATTCTCAACAGATATATTAGTAATGTAGCTGGACAAAAGTCAGAAATACAAGAACATTTTGTATTAACTGTTAACGAGTATTTTAACAAACATTGGAACTTATTGCAAAAACATCCTAAATTAATGTGGATGCTTTTATGTATGTGTAGTTATAACGGAGAAAAAGTATTTTGGCATGAATGGATCGGTCATAAGAAAAAAACAGGTACAAACACTAAAAAAGTTAAATTCCTGGCCGACATTTATCCAAATAAAAAAATGGATGAAGTTGAGTTGTTAAGTAGGTTATCGTCTGATAAAGAAGTTAAAGACCTAGCTAGACAACATGGTATGGATGAAGCCACTATTGCTAAATTATTAAAATGATGAGTTTAGTATCACAACCTTATACTTGCGACTATTGTAGCAAAGGTTTTATGCAAGAAAAGACTTTGTTTGTTCACGTATGCGAACAAAAACGTCGAGCATTGGCACGAACCGAGAAACATGTTGTCCTAGGGTTCGATACTTTTCAAAGATTTTATAAGCAAGCCCAACCTAACAATAAACAGGAAAAAACTTATGAAGATTTTTGTAAAAGTAGTTACTATAACGCTTTTGTTAAGTTTGGCAGTTTTGTCAGTAATGTTAATCCT